ACAATAGAAACGCAAATTAAAGGATAATGTCAACAATAATAAATACTAGATCACCGTTTTACAAAAAGATAACTAATTCATCTTTACATACAGCAAAACTAGAGCTGTATATTTGGACAGGTGTATACTCAGATAGAGCAGCTACAGATAAAAGATATACATTAACAAAAGAAGAAATTGGAGGTAATAACTTTGTTACTTATGAATTAAGTAAGTTAATCAGGGATTACATGATTACAGAATATAATAATTATTCTACAGATTCTCTTTGGGTAGATGCTGTTGTAGAGATTAGAGATTCTAGTAATGCTATTGTACAAGTTGGTGGATCAGATACAACAACAAGTACATATTTGGCAATAGATGGTTACGGTTACTTTGAGGATGGTGCTAATCCTAGAAGCACACAGTATACAACCCCTATGTTATTGCAAAATAATACTACAATTTATTATAGCGATGGACAAGACATAAGAATACCTGTATATGCTGAAGCTGCAACTGTGACAGCTACACTGTCTCCAAGCGTTACTGATCCTGACGTAAAATGGAATTTAGCTGATATATTTTGGCAAGCAGGTAGTAATACTTGGAATGGAGGTAATTCAAACTTATCTGTAACAGATAATGGTAATAGCGATCAAAAAATACAATATTTAATAATTATTGGCACACAAGATTTAGTTGATAATTCAACACTAACTTTATCTAGTAATAATTCTTCATACTCTACAAATACTGTTATCACGCTAACAAAGGTATGTGAACCTAAGTATGTTCCACTTAGTATTATATTTTACAATAAATATGGTGCTCTACAAAATATGTGGTTCTTTAAGAAATCTACTACAGATATAAATATAACATCTGAAACGTTTAAGAATAACATGATTGACTTTGATAACTCAGGAGGTACTCCTAGTTATGCACTTACAAAACACCAAGAGAAAAAATTTATTGCTAACGGTAAAGAATCTATTACAATAAACTCTGGGTTTTACGATGAATCGTTTAATGAGGTAGTTAGACAAATGTTATTATCTGAACAAGTATGGATTTATGATGGTAGTAGTACTTTGCCTATAAATTTAAAATCAAATACATTACAGTTTAAGAAATCTGTAAACGACAAATTAATTAGCTATACTATATCATTTGAGTATGCCTTTGATAAAATAAATAACATTATATAGTGAGACAAGTTGTATTATACATAAAAGACAATAGTGGAAACTATCAGTTAACAGAAATGTTTAAAGATGAAACTATCACTATAACATCTAAACTACAAGACGTTAGAGATATATCTAAAGTATTTACTGACTTTAGTCAACCGTTTACAATACCTGCATCTAAAGAAAACAATAAAATATTACAACACTGGTATAACTTTAATATAGATGTGACCTATGATACAGACGGTGTTATAACTACTGGTTTTGATAATAGAGTTAAAAGAGATGCTTTACTTGAATTAGATTATGCTCCTTATAAAGCAGGTAAAATAGATTTAGAATCTGTTAATATGAGAAATGGCAAACCATTTTCTTATACACTTATTTTTTACGGCAATACGGTTTCATTAAAGACATTAATGGGTGATGACAAATTAAACACACTTAATTATTTAGATGACAATTACAATCACGATTACAATGCTACTGATATTAGAGCTGCTGTAAGAAATGGTAAATTCTCTGAATCTATTATATATCCATTAATATCACATACTAAAAGGTTTTATTACGATAGTGAAAACGGTTTACCACAATTTAGTGGCAATTTATATCATAACTCATCTAACCCTTCTGACAATCAAGGATTAGCTTGGACAGATGTAAAACCTGCTGTTAAATGTTTAAATGTAATAGAAGCTATAGAATCTAAATACAATATAACTTTTACTAGAGATTTCTTTGGATCATCAGCGTTTTCTAATTTATATATATGGTTAAGCAGAAACAAAGGACCTATAGGCGGTGATGATGATGATGGTTTGTTAAAAACAAGAATACTTGGAGATTGGTCAAGAACATCTGGTTATACTGGTTTTACTGTATCTAGCACAGTGTGGAGTTTTTCTACAGTTAGATTTACTAATACATTTACAGGTCAGCTAGATGTGACTGTAGATACTGCTGACGCTTCAAAAGTATATACATTAAAAGCATTAGATTTAGAAAATGGTACAGTAGTTGCAGAATCGACTGGCTTGTCTGGTGACGAAACTCTATCTGTTGAGTTTTTGTTTACTGGCACACATCAAATAAGATTTGTAATGGAATCTACAGAATCTATTTCTTTTAGTTCTACACTTGAAATAGAAGAATATATTTATTCTAGTGACACAACTAATACTGCTGTATATTCAACTGGATCAATTAGCTCTACAGAACAAATTATTATTACTGAAAATACTCCTGATATAAAAAACATAGATTTCTTAACAGGTATATTTAAAATGTTTAATCTAACAGCTTATTTTATAGACGATATATCTGATTCTGATTACGGTAAAATATATGTAGATACTTTAGATAATTACTATTTGACAGGAACATATTATGATGTTAGTGCAGATATAGATGTTAAAACGTCTGAAATAAATGCTCCGACAAACTATAGTGGAATTGATTTTGTATATGAAGAACCTAGCACTTTAGTTTCTATAAATCATGAAGAACAATTTAATGATGTGTTTGGTGATGCTCATGTTAGAAGAACTAATATTGATAAAACAGAAATATATAAAGTAGAAGCTCCATTTGAACATATAAAGTATGAAAGAATAATAGATACTAATAAAACATCTACATCACCATACTCTACAATAGTTTCTCCTACACCATATATAACAGATATACAGTGGGGATATTCTGCTGATGGTGAATTTAATGGCACTTTTACACCTAAAGTACAAGGTGCTGCAACCAGCACATTATCTAATAAATTAAAAGATACTAACCAAGAATTTAACAATAAAGTAGAGGTTGGCGATGTTGTAAGAAACTTAACAGATAATACATCTGCTAAAGTTACTGTAGTTGATAGTGCGGACACGCTTTCTTTATCTAGTAATATTATGGCAAGTGGAGAAAGTTATATGATATTAGGAGATTACACCGAGCTTGGTAATTATGAGCCAGTATTATGTAAACCTTTAGTTTTCTATGGTATTAGAGAAACAATGGGTTCTACAAAAAAAATAAACTGGATTAGTGGCGGTTCTGCTGGGTTAAGTTTTTATTATCGACCATCAAACACTAATATAGAAGGCACAACTAGCGTTCCTCCTACATACACTATAAATTTTGACAATGAAGTTGATGAATGGAACTTAACAGATTATAGCGATCAAACTCCTCCCAAATCTACCAACTCTTTATTTAAGAAATTTTATGAGGATTATGTAGAAGATTTGTTTGATGTAAAAAAGAGGATATTTAAAGTAAAGGCACATTTGTCAATGGAGGTTATTATTAACCTAAAATTAAATGACACTTTGATTATAAACAATCAAGCGTTTAAAATTAATTCTATAACTACTAATTTACAAACAGAAATGAGTGAATTAGAGCTATTAAATGTTGTAGACAATTATTTACCTACAGCTAACTCGTTAACTGACATAGGACCACTCAATAATTTAAATAATGTATATTACTATAGTAGTTCTATTGGAGAAGCTTCTAATTTAGCTATTGGTGATGTTTTATATACAGACACATCATTAACAAACACATTAAGTGCAGGAACATATTATCAGGATAACACAAATGATGTACCTACACATTATTGCTATTTAGCAGAACCATGTTCAGACACATATATAGCGATTAATTCATCAGGACAAATTACAAACATACAATGCGAATTTTGCCCTTAAAATATAATTATGATAAAAAATATACTTGACTTATTAAATGCAGATCACTGGTATGGTGTTAGCGAGAATGTAGAAATTGCAAAAGGTAAATATGCAGGAGTAAAAGATTTTAAACAAATGAAAGAACAACTAAAAAGAATAAGACATGGCAACTAAAAAAGTACTTATACAGGTTATATTAAACGATAAAGCTAGCAAGCAAATTAAAAAAACTGGTGATGAAGTTCAAAAATTATCTAGTAAGGTTACCATATTAAACAAAGAACAAAAACAACAAATCATAAATGATGAAAAATCTGCTATACAGAAAAAGAATCTAATAAATGAGTTAAAAGCACAAGCAGCAGCAGAGATGAATGTTGTTGCAGCACAAAAACAAGGTAGAGCACAATCTGGATTAAACAATGCAATATTATTAGAAACTGGTCGTTTAGCTTCTGATGCATCTTATGGATTTACTGCAATGGCGAATAACTTAGGGCAAATAGTTACCTTGTTTAGTAGTTTTGCAGAAACAAACGGAGGTGTAGTTGCATCTTTTAAAGAGTTAGGAAAGTCAATTATGGGTATGGGAGGTGTATTAATAGCTATACAGTTATTAATATCTTTTGGACCAAAATTAATTAAGATGTTCACAGACATGAGCACTGAGGGATATTTGTTAAGTCAAACATTTAAAGATGTTGGTAAAACCGTATCTAGTTTGTCTGGAAACTTTGAAACCTACATAAACATATTACAAAGTTCTACTCAATCAGAAGAAAATAAAAACAAAGCTATACAAGCATTAAATGAGGAATATCCAGAATTTATAAATAATTTAAATAAATCTGGTGTTTCTATGGAAAACATAAAAAACAGTACTAAAGATGCTAATGAACAAATAAATTTACAAAGAACAGCAATACTTGAACTCGCAAAATCTAGGGCAGCTACTGATAAAATACAGGAAGTGCAAACAGAAATTATCAATAAGCAGATTGAAAGAGAAAGAGAATTAATAAGCATAGGAGCTGAAGGCATGACACAAGATCAAATGAGAGCTGAAGCAAATAGAATTGCTTTTGATGAATTTACAACAGATGAAGAAAGAAGAAGATATAACACTTTACAAAGATTAGCAGACAATAAAGAAGAACATGATGAATTTATAAAAGACAAACAAGAACAGATAGATTTATTGAGTGAATATGTAAAGGTTGAAATAGAAAGAACAAAAGGTAGCGAAGAACAAAAGAAATACTCTAAACTAATAGTTGGTAACTTTGATAGAGAAATACAAGCTATAAAAGATTTAGGAAAAATAAGAAAACAATTCTTTGAGAAAAATCTACAACAAGACGTTAAAGATAAAGAGACAGAAGAAGACAAAATCGATTTATTAAGAACACAAGCTTTAGCCAGAGTAGACGCAATTCAAGGAGGTGAAGTAGCAAAAAGACAAGCGAGATTAGAAATTAATACTTATTATGACAAACTTGAAGAAGAAGCTGAAGAGAAAAAAGAACTAAAATTACAAGAGATAAGAAACAAATATCAGTTAAAAACTTTAAAAGTAGAAGAAGACACACTTGATGATCCAGAAACTTTAGACGAACTAGCCGTATTTGAAGAAAAACAATTAGCTAGATTTGCTAAAGAAGAAGAAATGGCAATATTAGCATTAGATAAATTAAAATTATCTACAGAAGATAAAGAAAAAGCTGTAACAGACATAGAAGCATATTATGCTGCTGTTAGATTAAAAAATGCTGCAGAAAATCAAAAAGCAAAAGAAAAAATAGACGAATTAGAAACAAAATCTAAACTAGAAGCGTTAGATAATATAGGTAAAGCATTGATGGCTGCATCACAAATAGCAGGTAAAGCAACTGGTGCGGGTAAAGCTTTAGCTGTGGCAGGAACTTTAGTATCAACGTATTCAGCAGCACAAAAAGCTTATGAAAGCCAAATGACAGCAACTCCAGATTCTCCTATTAGGGCGGCTATTGCGGCAGCTGCAGCTATAGCACAAGGTTTAGCTAATGTAAAAGCTATTATGTCAGTTAAAACACCTGCAATGAAAGGTGTTGGTTCTGTTACAGGTGGTGGATCAACTACAGTTCAAGCTCCTGACTTTAATGTGGTAGGACAGTCAGCTACAAGTCAATTAGTAGGAGCTGTACAAGGTCAATTTGGCGGTGCACTTAAAGCTTATGTTGTTAGTTCAGAAATATCATCAGCTCAAGAATTAGACAGAAAAATAAACACAACATCCGTTATAGGTTAATTATATAAATCAATTTAATATGAAAATAGTAGAACTAATTATAGACGAGGAACAAGAATTCTCAGGAATTGAAGCAATATCTATTGTAGATGAGCCAGCAATAGAAGAAAACTTTATTGCATTATCTAAACAGCACGAAATAAAACTTGCTGAAGTAGATAAAGAAAAAAGAATATTAATGGGTGCTGCTTTAGTGCCAAACAAAAACATCTATAGAAGAAATGGTGAAGATGAGTATTATATATTCTTTAGTGACGAAACAGTAAGAAAAGCATCTGAATTATTCTTAATGAGAGGTAATCAAAATAAATCTACATTAGAACACCAAGCTGAATTATATGGTTTATCTGTTGTTGAATCTTGGATTATAGAAGATGATGTGCATGATAAATCAAGAAAATACAATATGGATTTACCAGTAGGTACTTGGATGGTTTCTATGAAAGTAAATAACGATGAAGTTTGGAATAACTATGTTAAAACTGGTTTAGTAAAAGGGTTTTCTATAGAAGGTTATTTTACAGATAAGATAGCCATGAGTAAAATAGAAGAAATACATAATGAAGAAGAAGCTACAGAAATACTATTAGAAATTGCTAATTCAATATTGGATAACAAGTATGAGTTCGCTACTTATAGTGATTACGGAAGTGGCGTTAGAAACAATGCTAAAAGAGGTATTGAACTAAATAAAAAGGTAAATAACAAATGTGCAACTAGCGTAGGTAAAGTTAGAGCACAACAATTAGCTAGGGGAGAAAAATTATCTGTATCTACAATTAAAAGAATGTATTCTTATTTGTCAAGAGCAGAAACTTACTATGATGCTGGAGATAGCAAAGCTTGCGGAACTATATCTTATTTATTATGGGGTGGTAAAGCAGGTTTAGCTTGGTCAAGAAGCAAATTAAGAGAGCTTGGTGAATTAGATTTAAATGATGATGATCCGTGTCAAGCTGGATATGAGCAAATAGGAATGAAAGATAAAGGTGGTAGAAAAGTACCTAATTGTGTACCTAAACAATAATTAAATGGCAAAAAGTAAAGAAACAGTAAGCAATAGTTCTCCAAAGAACAAAAAAAGAGGTTGCCTTTGTAAAAACGGAACATACTCTATAAAGTGTTGTGACGGTACTTTAAGAGCACAAGGTGTTGGCAAAGTATAAAAATGTAACAACCTTTTTATGTGTAGTTAGTTAAGTAATAAATTAATTTAATACTCGAAATTTATGGAAAACACTAAAGCTACATCAATTTTGAACGACATCATGGAAAAACTATCGTTAGTTAAGAAAGATGAAGTAAAAGAAGTTGAGGTTAAGGAAGAAGTAAATCTATCAGAGCAAATTAAAGAAGAAGAACTAAAATCACAAGAACTTACTGAACTTGCCTGTGCTTGCGAAGAAGAGAAAAAAGATTTAGCTTCTGAAGAAGTTGTGTCTGAAGAGTTACAAGAAGAAGCTCCTGTTATAGAGGAAGTTTCTGAAGAAATTGAGATGGATGAAACAAAATACGTTGGTAGAGACGAATTTGAATCTAAAATCTCTGAATTAAAAGGAATGATTGAGGAAATGAAATTAGGTTACAGTGAAGAAAAACTATCTATGGAAAAAGAAATAGAGAAGTTATCTGCTGAACCAGCTTCAGAACCAATATCACACAACCCTGAAGGGGAAGTAAAACAAAACTTTAAATCTTTTGGTCAAAACAGAGTTATGAACACTAGAGATAGAGTAATGAACAGAATTGCTAATTTAAAATAAACTAAAAACTAAAATTAATTAAAAATGGCTACTACTACATCAATTACAAGTACTTACGCTGGCGAATTTGCAGGCAAGTACATTTCTGCTGCTTTATTATCTGGTGTAACACTTGATAGAGGCGGTATTGAAATCAAACCAAATGTAAAGTTCAAAGAGGTGATTAAAAAACTTGCTACTGATTCTAACGTAATCAAAGACGCAACTTGTGATTTCACTGATACTGCAACTATTACATTAACTGAGAGAGTTCTTCAACCAGAAGAATTCCAAGTAAACCTAGAGCTTTGTAAGAAAGATTTCAGATCTGACTGGGAAGCTGTATCTATGGGATACTCTGCTTTTGACAACCTACCTCCAAAATTCTCTGATTACTTAATCGGACACGTTGCAGGTTTAGTTGCAGAAAAAACAGAAAACAACATCTGGAAAGGTGTTAACGCTAATGCTGGTGAATTCGATGGATTTACTACATTATTAGGTGCTGACGGTGACGTTATTGACGTTGCTGCTGCTACAGTAACTTCTTCTAACGTTATTGCTCAATTAGGAGCTATCGTTGATGCGATTCCTTCTGCTTTATACGGAAAAGAAGATTTACACATTTATGTATCACAAAACATTGCTAGAGCTTACATTAGAGCACTAGGAGGATTTGGAATATTACAAAATGCTGCTGGATCAGAAAATGTATCTGACATAGGAGCTAACGGTGTTAACGGACAAGGAACTATGTGGTGGCAAAATGGAGCATTATCTTTTGATGGTGTAAAATTATTTGTTGCTAACGGATTGGCTGATAACAGAGCTGTTGCTGCACAAAAATCTAACTTATTCTTTGGAACTGGTTTATTATCTGACCACAACGAAGTTAAGTTGATTGACATGGCTGACCTAGATGGTTCTCAAAACGTAAGAGTTGTTATGAGATTTACTGCTGGAGTTCAGTACGGAATAGGTTCAGAAATTGTACTATATTCTTAATAAATTAAATTAACCAAAAATTAGGGTAGGTAGGTAAATGCCTGCTTACCCTTTTTTTATAAAAAATAATAAACTATGGCTTGCGATTTATCATTAGGTAGAAAAGAACCTTGTAAAGATGTTGTTGGTGGCATTAAAGCGGTTTATTTTACTGATTTTGGAGATTTAGGAACGGTTACAGAAACTGATGATGAAATTACTGATCTTTCTGGAACTTTCACTGCCTTCAAATATGAAGTAAAAGGAAACTCTTCTTTTGAACAAAACATTACGTCTTCGAGAGAAAACGGAACAACGTTCTTTGAACAAACATTAAATTTAACACTACATAAATTATCTAAAGAAGATAATAAAGAATTGAAATTATTAGCTTATGGTCGTCCTCACGTTGCTGTTGAAGATTACAACGGAAACGTATTTGTAATGGGATTACAACATGGAGCTGATGTTTCTGGTGGTACAATAGTGACTGGAGCTGCTATGGGAGATTTAAGTGGTTATACACTTACGTTAACTGGTATGGAAGTAAAACCAGCTAACTTTGTATCATCACCTACATCTGCTGATCCATATGCTGGAATGTCTAGTGCAACTGTAACTGTAACATCAGGTACTAATTCATAATAACTAAATTTAATTAGGTTAATTAAAGGGGTGCTTCGGTATCCCTTTTTTTATGAAAACAAATTAAGCTTTTGTTGTTATTTATAATATGGTAATATTAACAACATCAACAAACGATCAGAGTTTTAAAGTTATTCCCAGAAGTACACCAAGCTCAGTAACGTTTGAACTAACCGATAAATCTAAAAGAACTACAAGTTCTGTTACAGTATCCGTAAGTAATTCTAATGGGTATATGACTATTACAGGTAGTTTCTCTTTAGTAGAAGACAGATTTTATTCATTTGCAATTAAAGATGGTTCAGCTATAATATATAGAGGTTCTATTTTTTGTACAGATCAAACTAATTTTAATACCTTTGATGTACACTCTGGAGAATATACAACAGAAAACACATACGATAACGATTTTGTAATAATATGAAAAAAGTAAATAAAATGGCAAAAAAAAGATATAATAGTAAACCTTTGCCAAAAGCTGAAAAAGGAAAGATACATATAGTTAATATGTCGTCTTATACACGACCAGAAATTGTAGAACAATACAATAGAGATTGGGTAGAGTATGGAGAAGACAATGACTATTTTAATTACCTTATAGACAGATATAATGGAAGTGCTACTAATAATGCAGCTATAAATGGTATAGCAGAAATGATATATGGTAAAGGATTAGATGCTGTAGAAGAAGATGCTAAAGGAAAAGATTATGATGAAATGAAAGAGCTATTCACAAAATCTTGTATGAAAAAAGTATGTTATGACTATAAGATGATGGGACAAGCTGCAATACAAATAATCTATTCTAAGGACCACAAAAAGATTGTACAAGTAGAACATATACCTGTAGAGACGTTAAGGGCAGAGAAAGCAAATAACAAGGGTGAAATACAAGGTTATTACTATGCAAAAGATTGGTCAGAGATTACTGCAAAAACACAACCTAAAAGAATACCTGCATTTGGAACTAGCAAGTCAGGATTAGAAATATTATATATTAAACCTTATAGAGCTGGATTTTATTATTACTCACCAGTAGATTATCAAGGGGGGTTACAGTATGCGGAATTAGAAGAAGAGATAGCGAACTATCATATAAACAATATACAGAATGGCTTGGCTCCAAGTATGCTTATAAACTTTAATAATGGTGTGCCTACAGAAGAGCAACGATCTATGATTGAGCAAAACATACAAGAAAAGTTTAGCGGTTCTTCTAATGCTGGTAGATTTATATTGGCATTTAATGATAGCAAGGAGCTTTCTGCAAGTAT